ACTATTTCTAAGTATTTCTGGGTTTACTACTGAATTATTTAATAAATAAGAATATGGTTTATTAATATATAATAAAAAGTTTTGTAAAATAATATTATCTAAAAATAACAAATCAAATACATTACTTCTTCCTTTATTGTTTTTTCCACTAAATAATCCTGATTGAACCATATTAATAAAAAATAACTTTTGAGTAATTTCTTGTGCACTAAATACATTATCTTCAGTAATAATATCTTGATTACCTCCGTAATATAAAGTTTTATTATCTATTGACATTATATCAATAATATTTTTAGGATTCAAAGAACTATTAAAAGATTCTGATTGGCCTAAAAATTGTATATCAAAAGGATAAAGTTGTTTTAAAATTGTTATATTTTTTATATTTTCTTCAAAGAAAGGATTATTATCTACAAATCTAATAATAGAATTTAAAATATTTAAATTTAAATTTTGCACATCTGATTTTACATAATTATCTCCAGTTTTTTCTATTATAGTATTTTGTCCAAAAATTAATTTTAAATCAGAAACTTCTTTAAAATATGCTTTTTTAAGATTTTCTGCAGAACCAAACTCTGCTAATAAATTTAAATATAAGTTAGAACTTAAATTAGCATTAAATAAATATCCTAAATATTTTGAATTATTAAGTCTTTGAAAATATTGTTTAAAGAAATTAAAATTTGGATCTTCTAAATTAATATTAAAATTACTATATATATTTTCTGTAATTTCAACTAACTTTTGAAGTTTATATTCTATAAAACTATTTGACAAATCAATACTAAAGTTATTTGATAAAGTAGAATTTAATAATTGCTTTGTTTTATCATAAGAAAAAATTAAACTAGCAAAGTTTTTACCTAACCCTTTTTGATAATAATTAATAGTGTTTATAATATCAGATAACTCATTAGCTAATTCTAACATTTCATGTAAAAAATAAACTATTTCTTCTTCTGAAATATCAGAAGATAATATGTCTGATACTAAATTACCTGGTTTAAATTTTTTATTTAATAATTCTAAATTAATGTTTATTTTTTCATCTTTATCTAAAAATATAAATTTACTAGGTTTTTCTGATAAATCATATAAATTATATTTAAATATATTATTTTTATATCTATTAATATCATCTGATTCAATAGATTCTTTAATAATTTTATCTACTAGAGGATAATCTGTAAATATTCTATCAACAATATTTTCATCTAAACCTGTAATATATAATAAAGATCTTAATCCTACTAATTGTTTTTGTAAATTTAAAGGAACAGATAAATCTTTCTTAATATTATCTACTGCTTGTGCTAATAACTCAGCAATAGCCATATTTGGTTTTAACCCAGATTTAGTTACATAATTATTTAAACCTTTAAATATATTAAATTGTTCAGTATCTTTTTGATTTTTACTTAATAAATTAATTGATTTAACATTAAATCCTACTGTACTTTCAATTCCAAAATTCTTTAAAAATTGATTTAAAGCTACAAATTGGTTATAAATAGCTGCAGGTCCAATATTTTGTGCACCTGACATAATAGCTCTAAAAGTATTTAAAGAGTTAACTAAATTAGCATCTCTATAAGGATTTTGAGCTCTTAATAATTTATCTTTTTTACTTTCTTTAGAAGTATTTCTATTTTCTAAATCAGTATTTATATCTTCTAATCTTTGAAATCCATTTCCTGTAATATATTCATTTACACTTTTTTCATTAGTAACAACCCCTTTAATAATATCTAAATAAAGATTTTGATATTGACTAGTACTAAGTTGTGCTGCAACATTTAAATTTTTCCAAGAATCTTTATAAATAGCATAAATATCATTTATTTGTTTATTTATTTCTTTTACAGAATTTTTTAAACTTTCATTTTCTTCTATTTTAATAGAGTCATAAAAAGTATTAAGAGTTTCTTTAATTTCTAAATATTTTGGATAATTTTTTAATTGTCTTGAAAGTGCTGTAGATAATTGTTTTCCAGAAAGATCATATTCTTCTATTAAATCTTTTTCTAAATCAGAGATTATTTTATTTTTTTCTTCTTTTAATTTTTTAATATCAGATCTTTCTTTAAATAAATCTGGATTTTTTTCAATTAAATTACTTTTTTCTAAAAATAAATCATTTAAAGTTAATTGGTCAGTATCAGTAATATTTTCTTTAATCCATTCTTTAAAATTAATATTACTATCTTTTTCTAAAGAATAAGAAATAGGAATTAATTTATTATCTTTTGAATAATAATTTTTTACAATACCAAATAGTTTATCAATATCCATATCAAAACCTGCAATATTTGTGGGGCCTTCTGGCATATATATAATAGGTCCTGATGAAGGATGTAATAATTTTTTAATTCTAACTGCAAACATAGAATACATTGCTTCTGTAGGTATTCTATATACAACAAACTCTCTTAATTCTTCTGGAATTAAATTTACATCTAACTTTCCTGTTTCAGAATTTAATGCTGCTTTAAACATGTTTTCACTAAATGCAGGTACTGCTACTTCAAATATTAATTTTTTAATAGTTTTACCATTTGCATCTATAACATCTTCTACTAATATATTTAAACTTTTATCATTAGCAACAACTCCATTAAAAAATTGAATACCATTAATTTTTGTTTTAACTACATTTTGTTTTATTAAAGATTGTATTTTTGAAACTAAAGCTAATCCAAATTGAGGATTACTTAATAAATCGGGTAATTTTTCAGGAGTTAAAGTCTCTAAATTTAAATATTCTCTATCATTATATAATGAAGCAACTAAATCATAAATTCTATCTTCTTTAAAAAATTCATTATATAAATCATTTTCTCCTTTGTCTACATAATTAACTCTTAATTGATTTAATAAATTTGTTAATTCAAGCCCATTAAATGTTTTATTATTAATTACAAATTCAGAGTCTGCATCTATACCATTACTTATAAGTCCTTCAATTTGTGTGCCTATATCTGCTTGACCTTCTAAATGTTCTGGAGTTTCTACTTGTAATCTATCTTCAGTAATAGGAATATCTATAACATAATTTTCTTCAAAATTTTGTTCAGGTTTCCAATTATTTACATCTTCTAAACTTTTAATATTTTTATTTTCTATTTCTTTTAATAAATCAAATACAACAATATCTCCATTTTGGTTTACAGGCATTTCAGCTTTAACAGCACTCTCATAAACAATTTTATCTATTATTGCATTATTTGGATTATAAGTCCATGATTCATTTTTTTCATTAAAAGTATAACCAAACATTTTTCCAATCATAGCTTGGTATAAATTAGGCTCTTCTCCTAAAAATACTCTTTGTGCAGTAAAATTATCTGTAGATGTTTTTTCCATGTAAGGAAGTAATATATCAGAATTTTTACTTTTAGTTTTAGTATATACTATATTTTTAATAACTTTAAAGTTATTTTCTGTAAACTTATTTAAATAATTACCATTTAATTCTGCATTATAAGCTTCTTCTTGGTTATCAGAATACATATTTAATCCTACATGATATTTTTTAGAAAAATCTAAAGAGGATACAGATGAAGCATCAGTAGTATTACTTTTTTTAGTAGGCAAGAATTTAATTTCTTTTTCTAAATTAGAATATTTAGTTAAAATTTTATTATAATCTTCTTGAATTAAAGCAACTTCTTCTAAATTATTTTCTAATTTTAAAGTATTTATTTTTTCTAATAAAGGTGCTGCTTCAATATTAAATTCTTCTTTTATTTTATCTAATTTAGCACTGTTTAAAGAATAGACAGGTGTACCATCTAATAAAGTATAATTTGAAAACAAATTAGCCATTTTTTTAAGAATATCTTCATTAGAAAACTTTTCTTCTTTTAATCTTTGAAGAAAAAAATCTTCAGCTATTTTATTTACTACGGGATTTTCTATGTCTTTTAAAATAATTCTTTTACCACTATTTTTAGTTATAATTTGTTTATTTTTATAAGTAGCATTTAAATTTACTTTTTTAGAATTTGCAGCAATAGCTTTAACTCTTTTTTGCTCATCATTCTCTTTAAAGAAACCTGAATGACCTACTGAAAGTAATTTAACTTGTGTATTTAAAACATAGTATTTTACAGCAACTTCTTTAATATTATTTTTTAATTGCTCTACTCCTGCTTTAGTTTTTAAATAAATTGTTTTATCTAATAAATTACTATTAATATAATATCCTTCTAAATCATCATTATAAGTAATTAATTTAGTATCAATAAATTTTTGATATAAATCATTTCCTAATTTAGTTTGGTATTTATTAATAATATCTATAAGTTGTTTTTCAGCAGTTTGTTTATTTTCAGTATCTCCATTAACATAAGTATTATAAATTTCTAATACTTCTTCATTATCTGCAATTTCATAAAATGCAGGATTAAATAAAATTAATTTTTGCTTAGCAATAGCTTTATCAATATTTTTTCCAATATTAATACCATTATTAATTTGCTCATTTAATTCATTATCTATTTTTAAATAACTAATAAAATATTTAAAATATGAAATAGGATCTTGTCTAAAATTTAATTGATTTAAAGCTCCTTGATTAAGACTGTAATTATCAATTAAATAAATATTAGATTTATCTGATAAAATTGGAGTAGGGATACTACCAGAACTTATAACATTAAATAAATTAGCTAATAACTCTGCTTGTGTAAAATCAGAATATTCTTCTTTAATATTTTCATCAAGTTTATGTCCAATAAATATAGATAAACTTAAAGGATTACTAGCATTTTTTACATAGTCTGCCCATAATGACATACTAATAATATCTCCATTAAACTTTTTATAAAAATCTGTATCTTCATAAGCTACTCCATTTTTAATAGCAGCAATGCTAGAATTAATAATACTTAATTCTTCACTTAATTCTGAAGGACTAAGTACTGGAAATAATGTATCATTATTAATATTATAAACTTTATTAATTATACTTGAGTTTAATATATTATCACCATTAATAATACCTTCTAAAACAGTTAAAAAATTTATTCCATTTTTTAAATCTGTTTGTTTAATTTTATTAAAAACTTGTTCTTTAATATTTTTTTGAGTTGTTGTAAGACTCGGTGATAATAAAGTTGCAATAATTTCAGCTAATTGAGCTACACTTTGATTAGAAGCTAATATTAATTCATTTTTAGTATTAAAATTATTTTGTAATTCGCTACTATTTAAAAGATTATTAAATATATCTTTTCGTACTCTATTTAAACCTGCATTTACATAATCAACTTTATTTTGAATTTTTAAACTTTTTACTTCTATATCTTCTATAACTTCAATACCATTTATATAAATTGGTTTATTTTTAAATATAGTAGTTTCAGTTTCTAAAACTTTAATACCTACAGGATATTGTTGAAAATATAAAAATAAATCAGTATAAATATCTGGACCTGCACTATTAAATAAATTATTATTTGTTTTTAAAGCATTTAATCTTTTTAAAAATGTAGATATAGGTTGAGATAATATAGAAAATTCTTGAGTAGATAATACTGTTAATTTGTCTAAAATTTGATCTATTGTTAAATTATGTACATTATTATTAGAAACTGCTATTAACATTTTTTGTATTAAATCTGCAGGTTTCCAAAATAATTCAATATTAGATTTTATAACTTTGTTGCCAGAACTATCATACATATTAATACCTCTAAGCATTAATTTAAGTCTAGCAGATATTTTATCTGAAGGATCTTCTGTTAAAGGATCTTTTTCATATATTTGAATATTATTTTCTAGATCTTCTTTTTCATTATTTAAATCTTCTACTAATTGATTATCTAGCTTAAATAAACCATCTCTTCCTAAATAATTAATTAATTCTTTTAATCTTAAATTATTTTTAAAATTTTCTAAAGAAATAATAGGATAATTAAGATCTTTAAAAACACCTAAACTGTTAATATAGTTAATAGTTTGTTGAATATAAATTTTATCATACTCTGTTAAAACTTCATTATTATTATTTAATCCTGTAGTTAACTGATTAGATAACATATTTTTATATCCATTTAAAGAACCTAAAAATCTAATAAGAACATTACTAGATTTTACTCCTTCTTGATAAGGTAATTTAAATAAATCATTTATATTAATAAAGTCTGATACAGGTTTATTATTTTCATTAGCTAATTTATAAAAAATTTCTGTAAAAGATTTATCTAAAGTTTTAAGTATATTAGAGTTTATATTATTATTTATAAAATAATTAATAATAGGATTATTAATAATAACATCTGTTGAGGTTAATTTTCCAGCTTTAAAATCTCTTAATTCTTTAATTTGATTTATTCCTTTATCAATTACAGCTTTATTAATGTTAAAAAATTCTAATAAACCTTCTTCACCATTATTAATAATATTTAAATAAGTATCATATAAATTATTAGTATTTAAAATTAATAAATACTCATCTTGAGATATTTCATTAGGGAAAGGATTAATGTAGCAAGCCATAAAATTAATATTTATTTTTTATAATTTAGCAATAAACATCATTATCTTGATTAAAGATAGAATTTGATGTAATATCATTATTTTTTGTATCCATTATAATATTTTTATCATAATCAATTATAACAGAGTTATTAGCATAAAAGTTCTCAGGATCTAAATCTACAGAATAAAAGTCTCTAGTATTTTCATTTAATGTAATTAAAGTATCCCACAAATAATCCATAATATTATCTAAATTAAAATTTAATTTTAAATTTTCTAATTTTATTTTTTGAGATGTATTAGTAGATGTTTCATTAATACTTGTAGGAATAATTTTAAAAATTTGACTTATTATTGGATTTTTATCAGAAGCAGTTCTAAGTCTATTTAAAAAAACATTATAATTTCCTTGTAAATCTTGTGATGTAAATACATCAGAAATACTAGTTTTAAGAATAGTTTTAATATTTTCTAAATCTTCTTGTGTTCCTTCAAAAAATTCTCTTAACTTAGGAGTTTGCAAAGGAATAATAATAGGATTTTCTCCACTTTTTTCTAATATTAAAAATACTCCATTATTAGTTAAATTATCTGCAGGTATATTTAATTCAGAAACTTCTCTATTAACAAAAGGATTAACTAATTTTTTAACTTTATCTACTTCATATACAAAAGCAATAGTAGATTTAAATCCATTAACTTTATTTAAAAAGTTATTTATTCTTATAGGTTGATTATTAAATAAAAATGCATCTTTTTTAACTTTTTTAATTTTAACTTTAAATGGTTGTACAGTAAAAGTATTACCTACCTTAGTAATAGTTAATTTATTTCTTACTTGGGCATTCCTAGTATTTCCTTTATTAGCAGGAATAATTGCTACTAAAGCATTATTTACTACTACTCCTAATGCTGCATTATTTCTAAAATCTTTTTCAGTCTTTAAAGTGTTATTGTATTTATTTTCTGTATCTAATACAACTATTTCTCCTTCTTGATTAGTTAAATCATTGGCATAAATACTATTTAATATACTAGATTCAGGGATAGTTATTTTAGATATAATATTTTCTTGTTGAAAAGAATTAATTGGTTTTTTATTTATATCTTTAAGTACATAAACATTATTAGACTCTATTTTATTACTAAAAAATAATCCATTATCTTTAAAAAGTTTTTCAACCTCTGTTTCAGTTAATATTTTATTATTAAACTTTTTATTTAATTCTTGATTATTAAAAATACTTACATCATATTGTTTGTTATTTTGCTCATCATAAGTAATATTAAATTTAACATAAGCTACTCTAGTTAAAGAAACAATATTACTATCAGCTTCATCTTCAAATCCTTCTAAGACATTATTTGAACTAGTTTCAAAATTAACTTGATTAGCTTGACCTGTAATTAATTGTGTTACAGGATCTAATACAGGTTTAGTACCAAATACAGACTTTGCTCTTGCACTTTCTTCTGCAGTAGGTTCTATTTCAAATTCTGCAGTAGTTTCATTTTCTAAATCATTAACTAAATTAACTTCCCAATTACTATATTCATCACTATTTTGACTATTAATAGGATTAAATATTTCATTATTATCAAATATTCCTGAAGTTATGCCTTCTCTTTCTATATTTATTTTAAATGTTTCATTTCCTTCAAACCAACTTTGATTACCATCAGTATATTCACCTGGATATATACTAACTACAGTTACTACTTTATTATCTATTATTATTTTATCTCCAGTTACTAATTCATTAACTAATTTAGTTTTTTGTATAGGAGATTTTCCTTGTAATATTAATAATTCTTTTTTAGCTTTTGTAATTAATTTGTTATATTTATTAGTAATTTTATTTATTTTTTGATCAACATTTTCTGTATTTACAATTAAATTTCTTAATTCTTTATTTTTATCTGATATTAATTTATTAATTTCAATTTCTAAATTTTCTGCTTTAGTTTGATTAACAGGTGTAAAAAATATATTATTATCTGTTTGTAAATCAATTACTTCTGTTTTAATAATAGGAACTATACCTTCCATTTCTGTTACAGGCACCCCTGTTGCCTGACTTAACTGAAATTCATCTGGACCAAAATCTTCATTATTAGGTAACTCAGGATTACTATCTTCAGCTAATAACATTTGTTGCTCTAAAATATAATCTGGCATTTCTTCTTCTGTTATAGCTTCTGTATTAGTAATAATTTCTACAGGTTTATCTATAACTAAATTAGGAATACTTAAATAATTATTTATTAATGTTAAAGCTGACTTAGATATATTAATAGTATTAAGTTTTGGTTCTATAAAATTTAAAAAAGAAATTGTATTACCAAAATCACTAATATCATATTTAACTTTTGAAACAAATACTTTTGTATTATTAACTTTTACAGATGGTATTTTTTCTAATAATGTTTTATAAAAACCTAATTGTTTTGACCAACCATTGGTTTCTTTATCTTTTAAATTTTCAGTATCTTTTCCTTTATTATCTGAAATAGTTTTTAAGTCAATAATATCTACTTTACCATCTTTACCTACAGCAATAATATCCATAGTGCCTGCAACACCTATTGTATTATCATTAATACCTGTTGAATCTTCTCCTATAAATTTTAAACCATCATAAGCATGATAAAGCACTCTTTCTTCTGTTATAAATTTAAATCCTTCTTGTATTAAAGAATCTCTTTGCTCTATTAAATTATTAAACATTTCAACATAACTATCTTTTTTTAAGTTAAATGTTATTCCGTTATTTTTAAAATAATCTAATTGTGCTTGTAATATAACATCACTGTTTTCCTTAGTAACATTTAAATTACCAAAAATAAACCTTCCTAATGAATCAAAAAAGTTTCCAACATTTGCACCTGCAGTTAAATTTTCATTAGAGTTTAACTCATCTCTTTCTACAGAAGTAACTCTTTTATATTCTTTATCATTAATAATGTAGAAATTATTTGTTATTTCATCTTCATCAAAGTCAGACTTTAATTTACTATTTTTTTCAATAAGACTAATAACATTATCTTGTACATTATCACTTGACTGAGTAGGAGTTTCAACAGCAGGTTGTTCTTGATTTTTTGCAGAATTTTCTTCAATTGTTTTAATATAATTATTAACTAATAATGCTCCATTTTTTTGGTCAAAATTATTAATTAAATTTTCTTGATTATTATTTATCAAACTAATATTATAATTTAACTTTATAATGCCATCAGTAACAACAGAAGTTAGTGTATCTAAATTAACATTTTTATAATTTTGAATATCTCCAACATATCCCATATCTTCTAATATAGAAAACATACCTAATAATAAATCAGGATCATTATCAAATGCTTGTATTAATTCCTCTTTATTAAAAGATACATAATAAGGTAAGACTGTTTCTTCTAATAATTGTTTATTATATAATCTATTATTCTTTTTTAATTTATCTAAATCTTGTTTAGTTGCTTGACCATTTATTAGATTAGCAAAAATTTTTCTATATTCTTTTATTTTAGTTAATCTTTCTTTATCCCCTTTAATTGATTCTTCTAATTGTTTATCAATAGTTACATCTTTAACAGTTCTTTTACCTTCTGCATCAGTTATTAAGGCTTTTCTATTTAAAGTTTGAGATTTTAAACCATTATTAAATCTTGAATTAAATTCTTTATGAGTTTTTTTAATTTCTTTTAGCTTATCAGATTTAATTCTAATTAAATTTTTTATTTCATTTTCTTTTTCTTCAGATAAATTATCAATAAGTCCTGGAGATAAATAAGAATTTAATTTATCTTGCAATTGTTTATCTATTTCATTAAACTCTTCATCTAAATTATTTAAATTTTCTTGAGCATCAAAGTATCCATTAGTGTAAGTATCAGTAATAGAAGTTAAAGATTTATCTAAACTTTTATTATTTTCATTTAAAGTCTTTAATTCTTCTCGTAATTCCTTATCTTTATCAATTGCTTGCCCTATTTCTAATAAAGAATTAATTCTATCAATTCTAGTTTGATTAGCTAATTTATTAAATAAATTTTGTTGATAAATACTTCTAACAAATCCTGCTTGAGGATTTAATAACTCAGGGTTATTTTCTATAGCAGTTTGATATTGAGCTTTAAATTGACTTTGAATTGGTCCTAAATTTTTATTAAATAAATTAATTAAATTTTTAGTACTTTTTTCTCTACCTACAATATTATTGTATTCTTTTATATTATTAATAGTTATTTCATCTAAAGTATCTTTACCTATTATTTCAATATATTTATTATAATCAAAAAATCCATTTTCATCTAAATAAGGAGTTAAATCTAATTGATTATTATTATTTGGAATACCTAAAGATTGAGCTAAACTAGCTACTACTTTTTCTTTATTAACTTTATTTAATTCTGAATTTAAAATAACATTATCAAAAGTTTTACTACCATTAAAACTTTCAATATTTTTTAAATTAACTCCTACACTTTCTAATATAGATTTATGTAATGGATTTTCAAAATCTAATTTAGAAATAAAATCATTATCTAAATTAAAGTCTTTCTTAGTTTGTTCAAAATTATTTTTAACAGTATCAAAAGACTCAATAAGATTATTATAAGTTTCTTGAGTTAAACTATTTCCAGAAGGACTAGAATTACCAATAAAAGTTGACAATAAACTTTTAAATTTATTAGGATCTTTTATAGCTGCTTGTAATGCATTTATAGTATTTAAACCATTATCTTTTTTAAAATTTGCTGCTAATGTTTCATTTAAATCTGAACTAGCTTTGGAAACTTCTATCCCAGAAGACATAATTCCTCCTGTTAATCCTGCAATTAAAGCAGTTTCAGGATCTAAAAATCCTAAATCTCTTAAAGTTTCTTTATTATATTCTTCATTACCTGTTAAAGAAGCATTAGCTGCATTAGCTAAAACTTGTGCTAAAGGTTCTAAAATGGTTTCTTCAGATGCTTCTTGTAAGCCTTCCTTACGAAAAGATTTAGCTACAGTTCCCATTCTATCACTAAATCTAGCTACTGCATAATTTCTTAATTCTTTATTAAATAAATAATCTTTTACACTAGGATTTTTAATATCCACTAAATCATCTGTAAGAGATTTAATTACCTTTGGTATATCTTCAACAAAAACATTGTTTGCTTCTTTCTTTACTCTATCTGCTACAAAATCAGCTCCTATTTGTCTATATTTATTTTCTAGACCAGGAGTAAGTTGAGAAACTGCTGATATAGCTCCTGAAGTAGTTATTACTTGAAGTAATCCTGGATCTAAACCTTGTTCTTTATAATTTTTTTCAACGTCATGTTTTACCTCTGCATAAGTAGATGTAGTATTAATAACTTGTCCTGCAATTTTACTAAAGTTTCTGCTAGCTTTTGCAGCAGTTATTCCTTTTGCACCTAATCTTAATAAAGTTGCTTCTAATAAAGGAGCTGCTGCTCCTTCTGTAAATATAGTAGCTGCAACTTCTGCTGCAATAGTAGGAGCTTCTTCTGCAATACCTACTGCAATAGCTTTACTAGTTCCTCCCAAAGCAGCAGATGTACCTCCAGGCATACTATAAATATCCCCAGCTTGCTTTTTTAATTCAGAACTATTACTATAAAAATAATTTTCAATTAAATCTCGTTGAGAACCTTTTACAGAAATGCTCATATCATTAGCTTTTACATCAACAACTTGTCCCAATTTATTAAAACCAATTTGGTAGTTATTATTTTTATCAGCTTCAAGATTTACCCATTCTACTCCTTTATCAAAAAGACTAATATTTCCTTCATCTTGTGCAAAATTAATAGCTTTCCATAAATCAGCACTATATTCTAATTTTCTAGCAGATTCTGATTCTGGATTAATAGTTGTAGCTAATGAACCTACTTGTTGTTTACCATATTCTGCAATATAACTTTTTCCTTTATCTAATTGTTGTAAATAATAATTTACTCTATCAGCACTAAATAAACCAGATTCTTTTGATCGCAATTCTAATTTATCTTGGGCTGCTTGTTGTCTTTCATTTAAATTTTTAACAACTTTTAAAGCTTGTAATTCATTAATTTTTTCAGCTTGAAACATTTTTAAACTCTGGCCAATTCTAGCCCCATTTAAATTATATAATGCTTCATTATTAGTTACAATTTCTTGAAAATCAGGATCTTGAATTAAACTTAAAACTTTTTGTTGTTGTTCAGGAGTACTATATAAATTTTGTATAGTTCCCATTAATTTATTAGAATCATTTTTTAAACTAGGAAAATCTTCTAATAAGGCATTAAATTTTTCATCAAATGCATTAATATCTTTATCCCAACCTTTTTCAACAATTTTTTGTTGTAATCTATTTTTAGATCCTGCATTACTAAACTCTACTTTATCATAATAGTAATTAGTAGTATTTTCTAAAGCCCCTTTTGCATTTGTATCTGACAAGTAATTTTTTACTTTTACAACATCTCTTTCTCTTTTTACTACATTATTTGTAAACCAATCAAATATAACATTACCTGTCCAAATTTTATTTGTTTCTTGTTCTTTATTTAAATCTCTAATAGTGGTTTCATCTTCTAAATTTATAAATTTTTTAGCAGACTCTAATAGATTTTTTATAGGTTTTTCTAAACTAGCTGTAATTTGAGGTAATTCATTTGCAGGAGTATTTTTTAATATTTGAATAGGATCAATATTAAAATTTTTTAAATTTTGTAAATCTTTTTTTCCTCCTTCAAGTTGTTTTTTTGCTTTATTTATCTCTGCCTTTCTTTTTGAATATGTATCATATATATTATAAATTCCAACAATTGGAATTATTGATGAAGGTTTGTTTAAAGGATTATTTTCTTTTGCTAAATTTAAAAATTCATTTTGTTTAGAAAGATTTTCTACTTTTTTAGTATATGAATCAATACCTTCATTTAATTGTTCAATACGTTTGTTTTTTTGATTAATATCTGTAATAAGTCCTTTTCTATTAGTTAAAGGTTGTGCTTTTAATTTATTTATTTCTGCGTTATATTTTGCAGTAATAGGTTGTAAATCTTTATTATATAATAACTTTATATTAGGAGGTAATTGATCTAAACTTGGATTTTCTTCTCCAGCCATTCTTAAAAGAGCTAAATAATTGTTTTTTACTTTTTCACTTTCTTTATTATAATTATCGTCAATAACACTTTTTTGTTCTTCAAAAGAAGATCCTTGTCTATATCCTACATTTGCAAGTTCACTAGCTTTAGCATTTGTATTAATAGGTTTAGGTGTTTCAATATTGCTTTGACCATACCCTTTTACACTTTTAGATTGATTTACATTAGGAATTTGATTACTAATTTTTTGTTGAGGAGTCTGCTCTTCTTCACCTGTAAAAAAATTTGTTACTCCTTTAATACCTTGCGAAACTTTATTTGTTAATTGATTATAAAAAGTTTGTTCTTCTTCTTGTTTTACAACAGGTTTAGGTGCAACAGGTTGTTGTTGCATAAGTTTTTGTTGGGTAGGTTGTATAATTTTATTTCCTTGTTGATCTAATTTAATTAATGCTTGTCTTATGTCTTCTTGAGACATATTATCAGGAAAATTTATAATTCCGTATTTAGGATGATTAACTTGTGGCATAAAAAAATTATTGTTATTTATAAGTTTGTGTAACAGGGTCCCAATTTAAACCAGGTTGTTGTGTAGTAGAATTACCTCTACCTCCCATTTGATTAAGAACATCTAACATTACATTTGCAGGCACAGGAATAGGATCAATAGGTTTTCCTGTTTTTGTATTTCCTTTTAAAATATTTTGACCATTTACAGTAGTTACATATAATGAATTAAAGTCTACTAATTTTTTATTTTGTACAGTTACATTTTTTCCATCTACTGTTGAGGTACTAGTTGTATTAACTTTTCCATCTTTAGGAATTAGATAAGCTGCTACTCCATTTTTAAGAGCCTCCTTTTCCATTGCTCCTGTAACAGGTTTGTTTCCTTTTACTAGTACTCCTCCTTGAAAATCATAAGGAGCATAAAATTCATTTTGTTTATCTTGAGCTATTTGCATTCTATTTTCTCTCTTCCATTCTAAACCCATAGTTGCATCAGGCTTTATTCCTACACTAGATATAGTATTACTTATTCCAGCAACTTTACTTGCAGCAGCTCTTGCACTTTCATCTATATAATCATTAATAAATTGATCTTTATTTACATTTGGGTTAGTTGTAACTTCATAATTTCCTCTTCTTTCTAAATGAGATACAATTTCAGGATTATTTTTAATTGTAAAATTTTTAAAATCTTTTATTGCGTCTATTAATTGATCTACATTTCTTCCTTCTTGTTTAGCTTGAACTAATCCATAAGTACCATAATCTCTTAAAACTTCTTGTTGATCTGCAGGCAATTTACTAAAAAACTCATTATACCAAAATGATGGTAAGTCAACATTTTTATAAATAGGAGTTAACTCAAAATCATTAGTTTCTCCTTTTAAAAATTTTTTATAGTTAATTGCTGCAGGTGCATCCCAAGGTCTTTTTTCAAGAGTAGGATCTTTTTCTAAAATTTCTTGCATTTTTCTGGCTTCTTCAGAAGAATATACAGCTTTTCTTAGTTGAGGATCAGCTTTTAATGAAATTAAATTAGTATTTAATTTATTAAAATTAGCATTATCAGATAATTGAACATTACCTGCATTATCTATTACAGATGCTAATTTATTTTGTAAATCTTTTTCAAGATAATCAAATCTTTTATGTAACTGTACATCTTCTAATAATTTAGTTTGTGCTTGTACCATTTCCTCAAATCTCTTATTAGCTATGTTTTGAGTATATTCAGCATTTCTGTCAATTAGATTCATATCTAATCCTTGAAAATCTGCAAAATCTATATTGGCAAATGTAGGATTAAGTAAAATTTGTTCAGCTACTGAAGTATTTGGTGAAAATCTTTGTGCCATAATTTAATATATTTTAATGTTACCTACTAATATTATTAAAAAGAAAGTCTAATGGAGACCCTGCAAAAGGATTATTAAAAGAACCTGTAGTACCCATAATTTGATTAGCAAATCTTTGTCCTTGCTCTCCTCTAAACATATCTGGTTTTGCAGCCATTATATCTAATAATGCTAATTTTTGATTTTGTTCTTTTTGAGTATTTTCACCCATACTTTTAACATATTGAGAGTACAACTCTGCATCTGTAACAGCTTTTTTACCCAATAAGTTTCTTTTAAGATTTGCTAAATTTTGAGCAGCTGTAAGATTTTGATTTCTTACATCCATATTATCTGCTAGTAATCCTTGTTGAAGACCTTGTGTTGTGTTATAAAGTCCTACATTTTGAGTATTTAAAGCACTTAAAGTATCTCCCACTTGATTCATAGCTGATGCCCCTGCATTAGCAATATTACTAGCTAAAGTACTCCAATCCCCTGTTTGTGCTGCTAAAGCATTTGCAGAATTTCTTTGAGCTCTTTCTATATTATAAAGAATGTTTCCTATAGGAATTTCATTCTTTCTACTTCTAATATAAGTATCAGGAGTTTCCATTATATATAAAGGATCTAAATCCATTGCTGCATTTGTATAAGCTTCATTTGCTGCAAGACCTCTTCCTAATTGTCCTTCTAATAGTCCATAATTAAACCTATTTTGCATAGGCATTTGTTTTGCACCAGCTACTGCATTAATCCTTGCTAATTCTAAATTAGCTGCTTTTTCTGCAGGAGTTTGAGGAGTTACAGAGGTAGTTACAGGAGTTGCTTTTCTTTTAGGTTCAAGTTGTCTTGCACCAAAAAAACTATCTGCATAAGCAGAACGTAAAGACATAAGTTCTTCTGGAGTTAATGTAGAAGAATCAATTGTACCTGTAGGATACTTTGTTTTAAACCTAGGATCTTTCATACCTTGTGAAGTTAAACCATAACTACTCCACATATTTTTAATTTCTTCAGGATTATTTTTTAATGTATAATCGTAAATTAATTCTTGAGCTTCTATATTAGACTTTTTTGAAATACCTGGAATTAAATCTTCCCACTGGGTTAAATAAGATGCATCTTTATTATATTTATTTTCTTTTCCTGTAGGAGTTTTTGTTTTACCCCCAGGATATGTAACTATTTTTACATTGCTGTTTGTACCATCTTGATATTTATTAACCATCCCCCCATAAGCCATCATAGGATTTTCCATAGGTAATTGCATTTGACCTTCAGCCAATTCTTTACCAGCTTTTATTAAGTCATTCATTTGAATACTTAAGTCTACAAATGATTGTTTATTACTTTCTTTTAATTTATCAGTATTAAAAGAATTAGGTGTTGATTTTTTTTGATATTTATTTTTAGCATACTCAGAAATTTCAGCAGGAGATATTTTTTTATTTTTTCCTTTTGTAATTTGTTCTATTTGAAGCATTCTTTCTTTTGCTACTTCAGGTGTAAACATATCAATTAGTTGTTGATATTGTGCTGGAGTATATTTATTTCTTGAACTTTGAATATGAGATCCTGTAGGTAATACATCTGTAATTTCATTATCAGACATACTTTCATGAGATTGAGTAGCATTAACAGATTGAATAGTACCATCAGGTAATACTACTTGTTCAGGTTGACCTTGATAAGACTCTGTTTGCACTGGCATTCTATTATACAAAGTATCTAATGCATCTATTTCTCCACCATCTTGTTTTTTCCACTTAGCAGCATTTCTAGCAAAGTTAGCCATTTGTACTACATTAGTAGAATATTTATCTTTATTAGCCATTACTTTATTAGCAGCCTCTTGTACTCCCATTCCTCTACTAGCAGCCCATTCAGTAAACTTACCTTTATTAGCAGGGTTAATATTAATTCCTCCTCCCATAGCATACATAAATTCATCATCTTCATAACCCATCATAGGACCTGCTATCATGCCTCCCCCAGGATACATTGTAGGATATTCTACATATCCTCCCATATTATAATAATCTCCAGCTAACATCAATTCTTCCATTTCAGGAATAATTCCACCATCAGCCCAAGTAGATCTAGCATAAGCTCTAAAGTAAGGATTGTTTTTTAAATTAGTTTTATGTCTAGCATAAAAGGCTTCTTTACCATATTTAGATTTGCTTTTTTCTCCCATTTTAGGATCACCAAAGTATTTTTTAGTACCATCAGGTCCAGTAACAACGTGTGTTTTACCTTTTCTATCATTACTCTTTCTTACAGTGTACCCTCCATTTCCATACTCATCTACCATACCACCCATAGACATATTAGATATTATGTTTTCTTGCACAGATTTAGGTAAAGCTTTAAATCCTGGGTTGTTTATTCCTCCTCCATTATAGTAGGAATCAACCATTCCTCCATACATCATTTCTTCTGCTTGGATTTTTTTAGCTTGCTCTAACATTTGTTTTGTAGGGTTTTTACCAGAACCTTTATTAGCTCTTATATTGTCCCACAACCCTCTTTTAGAGTAAGAACCATCTTTTCTCTTAATCATTCCTCCCATTGCCATTTGAGCTACCATTTCTTCTTCAGTACCCATCATTTGCTCTTCAGAATTTTCTGGAGCATTAGCCATCATTTCTTGTTGTTGGTATTGAGCAATAATTTCTTGAGCTTCAGGGTATGCTTTGAAGAAAGCTTCTTGTGTTGGAAATTTCTTATAAAACTCAGCTTCTGTTTTTACTCCTGCTATTTGTAATAATAATTCTTTCATAATTTATATGTTTATAGTTGGTCTAACCAACCAGCTTTATTTTGTTTTTTATTAATTTTTTGAAAAACTTTGCCACCATATTTATACTCTTCTATATTATTAAAGTCATAATCAATATAGCCACCATCTTGCCCAAATCCTGTTATTTTACCCATAATGTTTCCAAATCCTTTTGCACCTGTTGCGCCCCCTTTCATGTTGCCCAGCATACCTTTTAATCCGCCCATATTTTTAACCATTCCTACTCCCCCTTTAATATTTCCAAATAAACCTGAAGCAGTATCCATCATATTTCCAAAGTCTTGCGAAGCATTAACCATTCTATTACCTGAAACATATCCTGATTTATCATAATTAGATAATGCATCTTTAGCTTGAAAAGTTCCAACAGTGCTGCCTACTCCTTCTCCTACATCTCCAATACCACTACCAATCATTCCTACATTTCCTGTAGCAGCACCACCAATAACTTTTGCAGCACCCATTCCTACATTTCCAACTCCTTTACCTACTGCATAACCACCTGTTCTAGTTAAGAATGAATCTCCTAATGCACTTTGGGTAATATCTCCTACAATAGGTACTGTACTTAATACACCTGTTAAAGCACCGACAGGTTCTTTAGCCCAATCCATAAAACCCCAATCTACTTTATCATCTTCAAAAGATTGTCTATCTTTTCTTACTTTTGTATGCATAAAATCATTAGCATATGCTGACTCTAAATCAGCTGCTGAAGCTCTATTAGCATTACTATTAAATACCCTAGGGCTTCTTTGTCTAGAATAAAAAGGCATCATTCCCCCATATTGATATTTATTTATTCTGCCCCCATTCATGTTTACTAAATCATTTAGATTAACTCCCATATCATAAGGAGTAGTATCATCACTAAAGTGTACTCTAGGAACAGGATTATAATTTTCATGAAATACATTACTTTTATGTATATATTCAGGAAACCCTACAGGTAGCATATCCATCATTCCTCCATTTTGATATTTTTTTAAATACCCTCCATTTTTACCTGTAGGAAGATTAAATGAAGGAGTATTAATATTCCAATTAAAATTATTAGGAGAAGGAACAGTTTTAACAGTAGGAGTATTTCCCATAAATCCTGTACCTGTTTGAGTATTTTGATTTGAATAAAAAGAATCAAATAACCCTGCTTGTTTTAATTTTTGGTCATTTTGCCAATTTAAATAAGCATCACTATTTTCAAAATTTAATTGCTCATTTGTTTTTGGAGCAGTACCTGGTGCTTGCCAATTACTTATATCAGGCATTATTTGAGGCATATTTCCAGACATATTACCAAACTGACTTAGTAATCCTGTTGCTTGACTAACTCCTTGATTAACAGCACCAAGAACATCATTAATTCCTGAAAATACACTTGGCTTGTTAATTTCCTCTTCCATATTTTCAATGTTAGTAGGCATAACAGATCTAAAGTAACTATTATCTTGATATAATTGAGGACCTACTCCAAAACCTTTATAACTATCTTGATAGTTAAGGTATCCTCCTCCTTGATATTTAAAATAAGGGTTTTGGTATCTATCCACTGCAGTTTCTACTGCATTTACACCTGCCATACCTTTATTAAATTTATTAGCTTTATTTACTAAATCAGATGCTTTTTGCAATCTAGTAAGTTTGTTTAATACCCTTATCCCTGGAATTAAACCAGTAGCACTTAAAGCTGCATCTCCATAATTACCTTCATTATATGCATTGTAAGTATCTCTTATTGCATCAGGCATTCCCATTGCATATCCTGCTAAAGCTAAGGGGCCTCCAGCTAATATTCCTACTCCTGTAGTAGAAGCCCCTATTCCTGCTAGTTGAGCTACTAGACCTGCATCTGACAAATAATCCATCCAGTCAGCTTCATTGTTTGTGTTATTTTTTTCAGGAGTTATAATTACTTCTGGTAAAACTTTTCGTACTGTTTTTATAGGATTTTTTGCGTTTTCCCCTTTAGGTAACATTTTTGTTGGTTTCTTCATATCATTATTTATTTTTCCTCCATTTTTTATTATAGGTATCTCTGTTACTTTATCTGTAGAAAATACATAGTCTCCTGTATTTGGGTATAAAACTACTCCATTAGCTTCTACTGGAAAAGCCATATTATTAGTAGTTATATAATTACTATTAATTATTTTTTTAGGTGTAAAATTATTTAGGTTAGATATTAAATAACCCTTATCGTCATTTATTTTTCCTCCTTTTGCAAATGCTTGTATTTGATTTAAATATTCATCTTCCGACATTCCACTTTCAAGAAACTTTCCATATTCCGTAGGGACATATTGCCCATTAATTATTTGCCCTGTCATTTTCCCATTAGCATCATAAAAACTTTCACCTTGTCTTTCTCCGCTTTGTCCTTGTCTTGAAAATCCTCTTGGTTGTAGGTATTTTCTGAAATCTGGAGTTTGCTGAATAGGCATTTGTTCAACTACTGACTCCACATAATCTTCTGGAGTGCTAAATTCTCCGTTTACATTTACGTTGAAATTAGTGTTTTCTGGCTTTATTTCCTTTCTAACTTGTATTAATTTGGAGCCTTTTACATCGTTTGGAGCAACTTTGCCATTTACTTTTCCTTTAGTTGTGTTTATTGTAGAGTTATCCCCTACATTTAAAATAACTGGTTGAACTGGCTTTTTGTAAATAGGCACAGAAAAGAAATTTCTAATAACTTCTCCCTCCTTATCTTTTGCTAAAGGCTTCCCATAATTAGGGTTTTTTCTGTAAGTTTTATCAGTTTTATCAAATCCTGGCATTGGATTTTTTAAGTCCCCTTTTAAATATTCTGAATTTCTCCATAAACTATCGAACAAATCAGCCATTTCTATAGGAGCTATTTGCCCATGCATTAATTCAGCCTGTTTTTTTAAATCTTTTTTACCCCCTACTCGATTATCCTTTATCCCATCGTTTCCATCTTGAATTATATTCTGTAAAAACTTATTTGGATTAACTCCCATTGCTTTTTGATATTGCTTTTTCTGAGACGGAGTAAGTTCTCTATTATTTTTAACAGAACCCTTTGTGTCGTACTTATACCCCTGTTTTAACAAACTATTCACTCTGCCCATATTGGATGCGTTAAATAAAGCCAAGCTATCCTGATACTTCTTTAATCTAGGATCATTACGATTATCTACATAAATAGGGGCATTTACTTTTCCTCCATCAGCAAACTCTGGTGGAGTAGCCATTGGTTGTCCAGGATATACTTTTGGTGCATTTTGTTGTAAAATAATATCAGACCTTAATTTTGTTTTAGGGTCATAATAAATTTTATCTTCTAGTTCAAAAGGGTTAAACATTAAACTTTCTAATTTATCTAAAACGGGAGTTGCTTTTTTTAAATATTTACCTACACTTGGATTGAAATTTTTATCAATAAACTGATTTGCATATCTTGTAGGATCAAAATCAAATCTATCTGAATATTTTAAATATTCTCCTTTAGCATCTTTACCTTTAGTTACATAATGTTTTCCCATAACAAAATCATCATAAGGATATAAATCAAATGCTGGGTTAACAGGGTCAGGTACTCCATCTTCATTAGGTACTCCCCAATTTCTTACAGCTTCATCAGATAAAAGAGTGTCAGGATAAAGTTTATTATAATCTCTTATTCTATATTTATTTGGAGCAGTTTGCTCAAATGCTCCTGTTTTAGAAGGCAACCCTAAATACATTCTAAGAGCATCTTGCTCTCTAGCAAGAGGTTCCATAGGTTCATTACTATAATCTTTTCCTTCTATACCAACTGCTGTTTTTAAAAGTTGGTTTAAAGGAGTAAAGTATCCTTCTTTAGTATCTAAGTTACCTAAGTTTTCTTTTAAAGATAAGGCTTTTTTTAATTTAGATAATGTGCTTTTTTTATCTTTAACTTTGCCTCCATCTTCATATTGATTTATTTCTCCTCCATTTAAATACTCTATAGCTTTTGTAGATTTATTACCTAGCAGTATATTTTTAAAACTATCATACAATTCTTTTATAGAATGTTTATATTTTATTTCTTTAGGTATAGTAGCATAATATGCAAAAAAATCTTCATATAAATTTGGATTTTTATGGTTTAATAATCCTACTATAGGTAAATTTTTATTTTGTGTACTAGCATCAGGCAGTAAATTTTCTTTAATAAATCTATTTTGAGCTTTTATAGTTTTTTCTGGTTCCATTAAATAATCCCCACTTCTAATACCTTTTAAGCCTTTTTTTCTAACTTCTTCAATACCTTTTTGATATAAAAGATCTTGTATTTTATGTCCTTGAAGATTTTCTTTTACTGTAATCATTCTAGGCTTATACCATTCTTCATATTCTTTAAATAAAGAAAGATTTGCTTGGATTTTATTATTAGGGTCTTTTAATAAAACAGCAAAATTTTCATCACCTAAATCTTGATAATCAAAAGATAAAGATTCTGGTAAAAACTCTTTACGACCTAAATCAAAACGAGGGGTTTTTAAAAATTTTTGTACTGATTGTTTTTTTAAAAGTTTATCACTTACATCAGCTACAGAAGAAATTATACTAGAACTAGATAGTTGTTTAGGGTTAGGTATATATTTATTTAAATAAGGCAAAGACTTTAAAGCCACTCCCATATCCATTATATCTAAAATATCTAACCCTTCTCCTAATATTCTACTAGCATCTTCATTAACTCCCTCATAAACATTTTCATCTGTTAAAGCATTACTAACTAAATTAACCGCACCTTTTCCTAATATAGGATAAGTAGAAGGAGTTAATAAATTACCAACAGTACTATATATACCTGTACCTACTCTTCCTGGAATACCAAATAATAAATCAAAATTATTATATTCAGCTTGGTCTGCTAATGTAGTAACAGGCTCTCTAACAAGCTTTTTTAATTTATCAGAAGTAGTTTTTTCTTTTGAAACAGATAATTTATCTTGAGCTCTTTTATTTTGCATTTGTTTTAAAAGAATTTCTTCATCTTTTGGAAGTTTTTTTGATAATTCTTTTAATTTATTTAGTTGAGCTAGCTGTCCAGGAGAAAGTAAAGGGTCAATAACTCTATCTCCATCAGCATATTTACTAATAGAAAATTCCTCAGAGTAGTTATCCAACCACCCTGAAGAATTAGTTTTATTAAGTTTATTTTTACCTTTAGCCATTAACGCATGGATATATTGTAATTGAGGAGTGTAAATTTAAGTATAAATTTTAAGTTTTCTAATTCTTTATTATCTACATTAACTCTATAATTAAAATATCCATTTTCTAATCTATCAATTTTTGTCCAATCCTTTGATAATGAAACATTTGAGTTAGGGTAAGGAAAAATATCTCCTACTAAGAAATTTAAATTACTGTCAACTACATAGTTCATTAAACTGTTACAAAATATAGTACCATTAATAATGTTATGTGGTTGATTATTTAATACAACATTCTTCATGTAATTAGCATTAATAGGAGTCTTTAACATTACTTCTCCACTATGTTGTCTATCAGTCCAAACTGAAATACTTGTAGGGGGTTCATCTACTAAGATAAGTTGGTTATTTACATTTTTATAACAATCCATTTTAATTCCTACATTTTGTAATGTAGTGTAAATTAAAGGATGATATGTAAATACTGCATCTACCATTGAAGGATAATTAACTCCATAGAATTTTCTATAAGAATTAAAGTTATCTTCATGTAAATATAATTTATAATCTTCATCTTGAGTAAAGAATGTATCTCTATTTTGTAAGTAAGCTATTGGCTTATAAGAATGAAAAGAATAAAATGCTTTATCTTCTGGATAATAAGAAATGGTATAATCATTATTACGATCTGTAAATAATAATCTTTTATGTCTATAATCAAAACCAAAAGTAATATCTATATCAGCCAAAGGTAATAATGGACTATAAGAATTATAATAAGCATTAAAATTATTTTTAAAGAAACTATTCATACCATAAGTAGAAATAGCATCTAGTTTTCCTCCTGACAATAAGTTTATACTTTGATTTTTTAGATCAACAAAAAAGTAGCCATAATTATTTTGAAAAGTAAATCTTTTATCTTGTAAACCCATATATCCTTCATTAGATATAAATAAGTTTAAAGGTTGAGTACTTAATATATCACTTGTTCCAACATATATAGTATTATTATTAGCTTGTAATTGAGATTCTAATACTTGTATTTTCCACATAGTATCTGTAGTGTGAGCATATATAATATTACTTTCTTGTAAAAGATTTGTAATATTTCCATATGCAGCAGGTACTGTTATAAAATTGTTAGCTAAAAATTTAGAGAATCCACTTTCTGGTACAGCAGGATTATCTGCAGTAGAAACTATAATTCTATTATCATATTGATTATCACATTCGCAAGTTTTATAAGTTTCATCTATAGGTTTAAATATGTTAAATCTTAATCCATTTAATTCATTATAATCATTATTCATAAGAATAATATTATCATGAAAATTTCTAAAAGAATCATCATACTCTACAAACATAGAATAATTAGCACAATTATCTCCATCTTGAGCACAAATAATTTGATAAAAATAACTATTTAAAAAACAATCTTCTGCATATTCTCTTGTTTTACTAGAAAATAATTTATATTTTCCATTAGCTAATTTAGGGTAATAAATTTCATTAAATGTAGGTCCTTCATATCTTAAATCTAAATTATAATCAGATTCCATTACAGAATTAATAAGAGTTACATTAGCTTTTTGTATTAAATATAATGAAAGTAAATAACCTTTATTGTTAGCTATAATATTTTGAATTCTAAAAGTTGGATCAAATTTTGTCATCCACTTAGCTCCTATACTATCATTAATATAAGAATCTTCTAACATTCCTGTAACACCTGTTCTAATAAAAGAAAAAGTGTTAATAAAACTATCTCCATAAAAACCTGTAACACTTGTTTGACCAGCACAAGCTTTTAATCCTGTATCAATAAAAAACATATCTTGTATTGCTCCATATTGTCTAGGAAGATTATTTTTTAAGGAACCATAATAAATATAACCCTCATTACAACTATTTAATATATTATTAGAAGTTGCATTATCTAAATAATTTTCAAAAAAATATTGTTCACTATTTCCTGAAGGACTTGTAGCTGTAAAAGAAACAGTTGAAGATGCTGTTCCATTTGAAAAAGAACCTCCAAAAGGTGCTAACCATCTTATTTGAGTGGTACTAACTACAGAAAAAACCATACCATTAGTAAAAGCACCCCCAGGATTATTTGTTATAGTTAAAACTGATCCGACAGGAAATGCAGGATTAGAATAATTTACAAGAGTTCCCCAAGGAGGACCACTAGTTTCTGCAACTGTAAAAGTTTGGTTAATCCATGTCTCTGTTCTAAATCTTAAAGTTGCAAAACCTGTAGAAGGCACAGGGGTTGCTGGTACTGGATTATAAAAATTTGAAGTTTTTTCTAATCTATTTGCAACTGAATTCCATTTATATTTATCTCCTGCATCAAATGGAGAAACCCCTCCTGTGTTAATAATAGTAAATTCAGTATTATTAGGATAACCTGTTAAAGCAGTTGGAAAAGTGGTTGGACTTGTTAAGTAATCTGATGAAATTGTTGCTGTAGTTAAAACTACAGGTACATCTAGTTCAAAGAAAATTTTATTAGTTGTTAATGTAGTACAATTGCATTTTTTAGCACTAGTATCTGAATTAAAAAAATTTCCATTATGATTAAAAGATAAATCTGTTGGTTTATTTAATAAAACAAAAACTCCACTTTCTCTATAAAAATTTACAAGAGAATATTCCGCTCCTAAAATTTTATTTAAAATAACATTATCTTTTACATAAGAATAATTTTCTGCACAAATATTTTTAAAATTATAAAATAAAGATCTATTTTTATAACCATTTGTTCTATCTATACTTATATTATCAGATTGTACATATCCATAATTGTACATATTATAAATTTGAATAGCAGCTCCTCTTAATCTACCATCTTTATCTAAAAAGGTAGAAGTATCTAAAACTTTATCTCCACTATTAGCTAAAGATCTGTAACCATTTTGGCCATCAATAGAATCTAAATAATATCCTGTTGTATTATATTGTTGTTCTATTTTAACATGGTTCATATTTATACCCCCTTGAACTGCCATAGTATTTCCTCCATAAAACATTAAAGCTTTATCATAATGTTCACCATACCCACATTGTTTTACAAAATCTGTAACAGTATTAGAAGTAGTTAAATCAGGATTATATTGATTTGAAAAGTAATCCCATTTAGCACCAGAGTTTACATTATGTTTTGGAAAAATATATTCTGTACCATATTTATCATTGGTAAAAGTTTCTACAAAAAACCCTTTAGCTTGAATAGATTTATTATAAGCATCTCTTCTTACATAAACTAATCTATAACCTGTTACTCTAACTCCTCCTGTCTCTTCTAAAGTAGGCATTTTAACATTGTCTAGTTTTAATCCTAAAGGATAAATTTCTAAACTATCATATTTACTATCATATCTATTTTTATTTTCTTCAATAGCAAAATCATCTACTATATTATTATGAAAAGGTTCAATAGTAGAATCAGGCATTTTAAATAATGTAATATGTTTGCCATATAATTTGTTACCAATGACTTCCGTAGGATACATATAATTATTCTCATTATAAGTAGTAGGATTAAATGGACCTACATTACATCTAGGAATTATAGGGTATCTTTCTTCAGATTCAAAATAACCTAAGTATCCTTCAGAACGAATAGTATTATTATCATTATCAATAGTACCTGAACAAAAATCTGTTGTGCTTAGACTTTTAGCAAATGCATTATATGCAGTTCTTTTAGCAGTATTAACTTCTTTCCAATAAACTCTATTATCTGTACAACATAATGCTGTATCATTAGTTTGTGGGTTTTCTCCATTCCAATTTGGAAAAGGAGTATATTTTTTATTAATTAAAGGAAATACAGCAGATTCTGACATATCCTCAAATTCTAAAACAATACCTAACATATAATTTTCATCTCTCATCCAAGATTTGTGATGAATAACATGTTCTGGGTTTTTATAACCTTTAGTTTTATTTATAGTAATTTTTCCTGTTACATATTTAACAGTAATATCATTTGCATATTGTTGATAATCAACATTTCTTTTACCATTAACTCCTGCCAGTAATAATCTATTATTATATATTAATCCACTTTTAGCAGATAAATAAAATGCTCTTTTAACTAAGATTTCTCTTATATCTACAGTTTCAGTAAAAATAGTATCTCCTTCATAAACTACAGTTAATTCAGAAGTTACTGGTTGTTTCTTTTTAAATAAAAAAGAAGTAGAAACTCCACCTACAGTTTTTATAAATCCTACATTTATATATGGATATAAAACATCTAAATTTTCAAAATTTAAAACTATACTTTTATTTAAAAGTTTAGGTTCATTACCATCTATATATTCATAAGAAAAAATAAGATTATCTTCTACTAAAGGAATATTTTCATTTATAACATAATAATTTGTAGTATTACCATTGCTATCTTCATATTGAATAAATGGTCTATACATACCTGCTTCTATAGCATAAGCTGCATTATCTATAAAATTAACATTATTTAGTCTAATACAAGTATCTGCAACTTTAAATAAATCTAATTCATCACAATTATTAATACAACAATCTGTATTAGGATCTTTTAAGTATTCTGTTATATTAATATTTCTTACTCTATTCTTACCATCCCAAAATACTATAACTATATCTTCACATTCTGTTTTAGCATAAGTAACAGATTCTACATAATTATTAAAGTCTAAACAAGGAGATTTATATATTGTAGTATAAGTATTTAAATTACCATCAAATACTCCAATTTCATTATTAGATAAAAATAAAACCCATTTATTTAATTGTTTTATTAAATTAGAATTTAATATTTTTCCAGGTAATTTAATGTTTAAATCTAAATTAGAATACTCTGAAGTTAAATAATTTTCATCACCTTCAGAAGACTCTTTTAAAACATTTAATGCAGCTCTATAAGTATCTTTAGGTTGAGCATCTGGCGAGGCATCTTGATTTATACCTTTAGTAAAAGTATAATTAGCTATGTCTTGCAAAGTCCTAGTTTTATTATTTTGCTCTGCCATAATTAATATTTTGTAAATGTATTATTTATTGTTTGAGATTTTCTTTGATCTAAACCATGATAATGATTAGGTACTAAGAATTGATTAAGTGCTTCACCCATAGCCCACATTTCATCAAATGTTTGAGCATTTAAATCTTCTCTAGCTTTAATTCTATATTTAATGTATTCTCTTTGAGCCAGTTGAAAAAAGTTTAAATCAGCATTAGACTTACTTTTTCTATACTGAATATAAGCTAATTTTTCTTCTATTGCAGCTATTAAAGCATTAATAAAATTTTTGGTATTAGGTACTAATGGTAAATCACTTTCATCTACAGGTATAGATAAATATCCTAATATTATTTCAGCTTCTTTATAATCACATATTAAATATCCATTATCAATAGTAAAAGAATTTTGAGGTCTTAACTCTCTTTCAAAATCTACATTAGTATGTCTTAATAAAGATAATTCATTTTTCCTAGGTTGTAAAATAATCCACTCATTTCTATGTCTTTCAAACCAAGGGGTAAAATCTTGAACACTAGCAAATTGAAATGATCTTGCTTTTTCTAAATTTTCAATAAACAACCAACCATTAGTTTCTAAATAACTATTATCACAAGAACAATTATTTTCACATTTGCAATTTCTTTTATAAGTCCATGTGCAATCAGGATTATTAAAATCTTGTTTTATTAATTCTGTTAGAAAAAATTGTTCTCTTAAATGTTCCTTAGATTTAGCTAACACATATAAATTTTGCTTAAAACCACAAGGTAATTTTACTCTAAAATTCTTTACTTGTAATTTTTGTACTTTTTCTTTATATTGTTTGGCTGTTCCTATTTCAAAATAAGCATCTATAATCCATTCAGTCATTAATTCTTCATTAAAATTAATTTCATTGGGAGCTATTTGTTTCCAGTTTTCAATAACTGTAGAAATGCTTGTAAATTGTAAATTATTCATCTTCTTTTAATTTTTTAGCTAAGTTTCTATCTAGTTGCCTATAAGTTGTAAATTTATAATAAGTATTAATTACATTGTGGTTATAAATAATTCTATATCTAAATCTATTTGTGTGAAAGTTTGTATAATATATTGTTTTTTGTAGTTTTTTAGTTAAGCCAAAATCAATTAATTTTTTATTTGACTTGTATCCTATTATTTTAAAAGAACCTATTTTTAATAAATTTAAAGTATGTTTTTTTAATAAAATTTCTGCAGCTACTTTAAATATTTCTTTTATTACTTTAACATATAATTTTTTATCAGCATACTCTGTTTCTTTAATTACATCATATACTGAATAATATTTTAAAGGCTTATTTATTTGTTTTCTGTGGGGAACCTGCGTCTTCATTAAATGTATCATTTATAACATCTCTATTAAAGTATTGATAAGTTTTTAATATTCTATCAGCCATCATATTATACATTTTATCTAATAACCTTTCATCTAAAGGAAATTCTGTATCTAAAAAATCACAAACATTATCACAAGTATTTTTTACTTCAAAATCATCATAAAATAATGCTTGAAGTTTTACCCATTGTGGACTATTTAAATCTGGAACAAATAAATAGTTATTTTTTATTAAATATTTAAAGTTATTTTCAGTATTACCTAATTCATTATATCTTCTAAATGATTTAGAAGATTCTGAAACAACTCTAGTATAGTTATCTCCTCTATCATTATATACTTTAGTAATAATATTATTAATTGTATTAGGTATAGGTTTTTTAGATTTTAACCATTTACAACCTGTAGGTAACTTTTCACAACATTCATTAGTATCTGCTAATTGTAATTGTACACAATCTAATGTTTGTAAATTTAAACTATAATTATAATCAGGATCTTTGATCTTTTCATAAAGTAAAACTCCTCTACATATTTTCATTAAATGATAAAAATATGCATAAGTAAATGTACTATCATCTGAAGGAAGTCCCTTATCCATAGGAACTCTAAACCCATTAATTATTTCTCGTATTGTCATTTTTTTTTAATTTTCATTTATCCATTTTGTATACAAATAACTAAAATCTTGATAACCTAAATTATACAATCTTTTAGGATGTTGTAAATAGTGTTGATATAATGCAAATAAGCTAACTCCAATATTTTCAGAGTTAGCTTGATTATTAGTATTGTTAATATGTATATTAAACATTTTAATTAAATATATGAGTAATTCTACTTATTTGTCCAAATTCTTTATGATGTAAAAATCCTTCAATTGCCTTTGGAACTCCTGTGTAACCATTTCTACTATGCCAACTATCTGAAGCACTAGGACTTCTTAAACTTTCAATTGTAACTCCTATATGGTCTTTAGCAGTTTTATGGTGTACATGGTGAGTATAAATATATCTATGCTTACAAGTACTCCAATCTGTGCTTTCATGAGCCATTAATAATGGTAAGTCAGATTGTTTTGCCCCATCACCATGTGTAGTTCCAATCAAATTGTTAAAATAACTATAATACTTTCTATGAGCTATTGAACAATCAAAAGTAATATTCTTACAATCTTTAAAATATGTTTTAATTACATCTGCTAAAAAAAACCCATTTGTATAATCATGATTTGATGGATTAAATACAAAGTGAACATTAGCTATAGGTAATAACATAGTTAATACATCTATATACAACTGCTTGGCTATCAAAAAATTATCATACCACATACCATCTGTATCTTGAGGAGTACCAGAAGTAGTCATTCTTTTTGGAGTATCAATATGTAAAATATCATTTCCTCCTACAAAAAGAATTTGATCTATATTAAATCCAGATGTTTTATCTAAAATTCCCTGGACTCCTTCTAAAACTCTTTTAACTGCTATTTGACTATTATAATCTTCCCCTGTCTCAAATGCTCTTGCAAGTTTACCTACATGTATATCTGCAGGATCTATAACTAACAAATGTCCTTCCTTAGAAGCAGTTCTTTTTATTTCAGGAAATACAGGTGAAAATTTTTGTAAATCAGAAACTAATTCATTATAAAACTTATCTTCTTCTTTTTTCTTATATAAAGGATTAGTAAAAAACATTGAAGACTTATCATTTTTAAGCCAACCATGTTTTATATCTTCTACAGGCACTCCTATAGATAAACTTTCTTGGTAAATAGCATTTAACTCTTTAACTGTATCTACCATTTCTAAAGGAACCCATACATTAGTACCTTCAGTATTTTGTTTAGTATTTTTAACATTTCTTCCGTATGTACTTAATAAAAAATCAAGCTCTTCTGAAGTTAAGTTAAAATTATTATTGTTTAATTTTTTTAATAATCTTTTTTTATTAGGTCTTGCAATTTCTAAATAATTTTTGTTACTGCTTGTCCAATTTAAAAATTTATTTACAACTTGTTGATTTACCATGTGTTATGTGGGTTTTAATATAAAAATATTAAAAATTAAACTAATACACAAAATTAAAAAATAATTTTAATATTATTTTAATTTTTATTAAGTACAAAGATACGACAATACTTATATTTTATCTTCTTTTTTTTCTTGAGTAGCATATTTAATACCCATAATAGTACCTACAATAGAAAATGCATTAGTTAATAATACACTAAACATATTACTCCAAGTTGATCCAATTATTTGAGTATCTTTATTTGATAAAATTGCAAATGAATACATTACAGTTGTTATAAAGCCAACGCTAACTATAACTCCTAAAGCAGTTTTAACAATAGTACCAATTAATTCATTTTGACTTTTTTTAATTGTTGCTTCTAAATCTTCTAAAACATTATTTTTTTCTATCTCTAAAGCAACTCTAAGCTTATTAGAATTATCTAATTCTACTTGTAAATTTTTAGATAACTCATTGATTTTGTTTTTACTAACAACAGTCTCAGTAATATCATTAGCAATTTTCATTACTTTTTTACAAACCCCATCATTATTAAGTATTGGATTATAAGTAGCTTTTAAATAAATAGTATCCCCATTCATTTTTTTTCTTTCATATTCCCCCTCAAAAAATTTACCACTACTTAGTTTTTTCCAAAACTCCTTGTATTCTTCTGATTTTGAATACTCAAAACTTACAAAAATACTATGATGTTTTCCAATAATTTTATTCTCATCTCTTTCATCAAAACCCATAGTTTTTAAAAAAAGAGAATTTGCCCCAAGAATATATCCATCACAATCAAAATAAATAACAGCATTACTTTTACTTACAGCATTAATTTCATTTTTTGCTATAACTGTTGTACTAACATCATTAGCAATTTTCATTATCTTAGTAACCTCTCCATTTTCATTTAATATAGGATTATAAGTTGCTTGTAAATAAATAACTTCTCCATCTAATTTAACTCTTTCAAATTCCCCTTCATAAAATTGACCATCTCTTAATTTCTTCCAAAACTTTTCATATTCTTTTGAATTAGCATAGTCAGTAGAAACAAAAATACTATGATGCTTACCTATAATTTTTTCATGGTCTCCTTCTTTATATCCCATTGTCTCTAAAAAAATAGAATTTACTCCAAGAATTATACCATTAAGGTCAAAATAAATAATAGCATTACTACGATTAATAGCTTCTAACCTACTTATTAATTCTTCTTTAGACAATGTTTTCATAGTTAATCCTTGTTATTTATTTATTTTAATTTAAAACCAAATGAAATACCTATTCCAGGTTGAATGCCTTGTGGGGTAAGTGATAAGGTGGGGCCTGCAATTAAAGAAAACTTATTTTTAGATTGTAAATATTGTATATGATTTTGCCTTACAGTATCTCTAACTAATAGTGTTTTAATTAAAGTATCTGATTTAACTATTACTTTATCACAGTTTGTAAGAGATGTTTTTAGGGCTACTACTAAGCTATCACAAACAGAATCTTTGCCTGCAATGTATCTTTCGTCTATCTTATATACAATCTCTTTAGATTTAATGTAATGGTCTTTTACCACATCTCTTTCTACTATCAAGGTGTCTACTTTTCTAGACAAACTGTCTTCTAGTCTTTGTATAATAGCTTCGTTTTGAACAAACTTATCATGTGATAGCCACATATATACTCCTAGTAAAACAATAAGAATTATAAATAAATATTTCATTATTCTGCTTCGTTTTCTTCGTTTTTATTAGATTTTATAATGCTTGTAATTTTTTCTGTAGCTGCAATACCAAATGAACCTAACACTAGCACTTCAAAAGCATTGAATATAAATTCATTTACAACAAGCTCTTTTCCTAAATATCCTGTAACAATATCTACAATTGCAAATGAGCACATCATGATAAAAGCTAAAAATCCAATTAAAGATTTTTCATTAATTGAATTATCATCACTAAACATTTCTCTAAAAAATTTCATAGTTTTATTTTTTAAGTTTTTGTAGTTTTAATTTATTTATAAGGAACATAACTTGTTTTACCGTTAACTTTTATGGCTTTAAGTATTTGTTTTCTTTGTTTACCAGTTGATTCATAAGAAACATGAACCCAATCAGGATTTTTATCTGTTCCAAATTCCCAAATCATTTGGTCAAAATTCAAGTTGTCTTTAATGAATTGGAATACTTGAGCATTAGTAACTCCGCTTGAGCTACCATCCATATCAATATCAATTGCTTCACCTTGGCAATGTTGTGAGGTTAAACTCCCACCAATAGCTTGGTTTAAAGCTTTGCTTCTATATCCACTAGATATAAAAATAGGAACATTAAAATGCTCTCTAATAGGCTCGAATATTTTTTCAGCCAATAATTTAAAGTTTTCAATATGCTCAGGAGTAGGCATGTTGCTAACTCCTTTTCTTTTTGCAGTTTCTGATCTTGTAACTTCCGCTAGATCTAAATGTTTTGATAATTTCATAATTTTATTTTTTTGTAGTTTTTTTTATTTCTTGTGTTCTTATTAAAACTTCTTTTAAGGTTGTCCAAATAGAAAACCCAAATATAGATTTAATATTTTCATCTATACTTTTTGCTTCTACAAAACATAAAGAAAGTGTTATAAATTTAGTTAATAAATAATTGTTTTGATAATGTACTTTTGTAAACTCATTTATTAAGTTATAGTCTATTATAAAAAATGTTATTACTGTTAATTGGTAAAGTAGAAATTTACTTATAATAACACTTGCTTTTCTTGAAGTAACAGATTCCCACCCTTCATTTTTAATGGCTTTTGTAATGCCTAATATAGTGTCTAAAATAATCATAGCTCCGACAGCTAATAATAATCCTGCTATAGGAGAAAAAAAAGTTATTATAGACATTATAAAAGCATTAAAATATTTTCCCATTATTTTTAATTATTTAAAAGATATAAAGGCTAGTATTAAAGACTTTAAGAATAGGATTAAATCAAATTTAGGCATTTTCATTGGTTAATAGTTATGTTATAAATTTATTCAGTTAATTTTTCGTAAGGTTATCTATACTTGGAGGTTTTATGGATTCTATCCAATCTAAATATTCTTGCGGAGCTTCATCATACCATACCCACCCTTCTTTATTTTCTGCTATTCCTATTTCTTCATAACCTTTTCTAGTTATAGTATAAGTCGGTGCTATTACTTCAAATTTAGCATAAAGCCATTCATTATCCGTTTGCTTATAAAAGCCTGATGTGTCTATTATTTCTTGCATATTTTTTAATTTATTACTGTCCATCCTTTTGCTGTAGCTATTGATTGATTGCACGTTGCAGCTCCTGGATTTCCTGTTATAGTTACATTTTGTGTTCCTGATGCTGTGCCTAAAGAAGTAAAAAATGCATTCAATGATGATGCATTATGGTTTTGATTTGAAATATTTACAGCTCTAGTTAATCCTGTAAGAATTAATCTTTTTAAAGCTCTACTAGTATTGAACAAATTGGTTGTCGTAACGCCACTACAATTTGTTATTTCTAAATCTTCTAAAGCTGGTGTGTCAAAAAATGATTGATTAAGATTCAATAAGTTTGAACTACTAATTAATTTTACTTTCCTAACATTTACAGCTCCAAAACAAAAGTTACTTAAACTTGTAGCTACTGGAATACTTACATC